CTAAATTCGGTGCAGTACCTATGTTTGCGCTCCTATATGCTTTTACTGCTGTCGCTATGTTAGCTAATACAGTAGCTACTCCAGTAGCTATGGCAGCTATGTTCATCGGGAAAGGTTTTCCTGCTCCCGCTGCAACTGCTCCACTAATTGCCTTCGCACTATCTAATGCCATTTGTGCCGCTGTTATGTGTGCTTGAAATTTTTGCAGCTTAGCTTGGTCTTTTATGAATATCTCGCCCAGTGAAGTTAATGAGGCAAGTATGGAGCGTTCAATGTCTAATCGCGCTTGCGCTAAGTCCTGCTCATCCTTTAATATTTTTTGTGCGCTTTCGTTTGCTCTTTTCGCCTGTTCATCTTCTTGCTTTTTTCTTTCTTCTTGTTTTTTACTATGGTATTCAAGTTCTATCAATCCTAATTCATGATTTTTCTTTATCTCTAATTCTTTCAACAACTCGCTTGACCTGCCGAACTCATTTATTATATCTTGCCGCTCTTTTTCATAGGCTAATAAATATAGTTGTTTTCTTTTTTCTAAGCTATCTGCTGTCGCATCTAACCTCATTTTATTCAATAAATTTTCCTCTTTTAACTTCTGCTCATTTTCTTTTATTATAGCATCTGTAATCTCTTTATCCTGTTCTTTCTTTTTATCTGCTGCCTTTTTTCCCTCTGCAATTCTGAATAGGGCTAAATCCCTTTCTGCTTTTTCTATCTTCGCTTTTTGTTCTTCAACAACTCTTAATCTATTTTTTTCAATTGCCTCAACGTCCAATCCTTTTGCTTTTGCTGCTTTCAATATTTCTTCCTGAGATACGCCAAACAATTCTGCCTGCTGTTTTATTAATTCTTTTAATTTATTATTTTTTTCTTCTTCAATTTCTAACTCACGTTTCGCTCTCTCGATAATCATTTTCAATTTTTTGCCCTCTAAATCCGCATACTCTTGCCCTGCCGCTTGTCTTTTCTTAATTTCAAAATCAATACTATCTACCTCTTTATCGTGAGCCTGTTGCTGTTTTTTATTCTTCTCATCAAGCAGTTTTATTTCCGCCATTGTTTGAGCTGAATTATTTGCAGCTTGTTTAGCTAAGGCATCGCTTCTTTCTTCTTCCGCTTTCTTTAGCTCTTTATATTTTTTTATTTGGTCAATAATATATCCTGAAATTCCGTAAGACAAAAAATTAATAACCTTTTGGCCTATGTCAATTAAATGTTCAAATGATTCAACAATAAAATCAATTCCTATTTTTACAGCCTTATTAACTGACTCCCATTTTGCAAAATATGTTATTGCCCCTGCAACGGCTGATACTATTGCAATTATCGGGAATGCCTTGAGCGCATTATTAGCAAGCCATTGCACGGCTGTATATGTTTTTGTCAACAATATCTTTCCTTGCAAAACAAGAAAGCTCTCCTTCTCGAAAGCTGCCCTAATCTGCTCCAATGCAGTAAGTGTGCTTGTGGCTGCTTGTAATTGTGTTATTGTTTCAAGCATTTTCTCGTTTTCCACGCCAAGCATTGCAGTAACGCCCCTTACGGCAGTGAAGCCACTAACAACGGTTGAACCTAATTGTAGTGCCGCCTGCATTTTCACTCCATCATTCGATAACCTGTTTACTTGGTTACGCAAGTCGCCAACTTCGTCTTTCAATTTAGCAGCGTTGTTTATGGCTTGCTGACCGATTGGAGTTTCCCTGCCTGCTATCGCTGCTAAATCCGCGAATTCTTTCGATAGCTTATTTAATTCGCGAATGCTTAAACCACCATTTTTTAGTTTTTCATTTAGCTCGTCAAATTTTTTGTTTACATCACCTATATTTTTGGAGCTGTTTTTAGTTTCGTCTAAAGCTTTTTTTACATCCAATAAATCATTTACACTATTGCCAGTGTCAACTCTACCATTTATTATTATTACCTCTTCCATTTATAAACTTAAAAAATTATAAAACAAAATAACTGTTACTGGACTATCACCGTCAACCAAACTAAAATCATTGATGAAAAATTCAACGTCTGTTTCTATTCTATAAATATTATTAGATGCGTTTAAATTCATTCTTACCACCTTATCATCTGTGCTACCAAAAAAATCAATTGGACATGTATGTGTATAATCGCTATCGCTATCACCTTCATACTTCAAACGCAAGGTGTTTGATCTTAAATCATATGGCGTGGTTTCAAACTGAAGCCAAGCATACGCAAGTATTATATTTAAAACGCAACCCGTAGGCACTTGTATGCCTGCCGCAATAGGCATATTGTATTTTAAATCATCAGAAGTAAAAAAAATTTTTTTTGTTTGAATTTCAGATATTCCTTTATCTTTTGCTAATGTGATTATCTCATTACCTAATCTTGTCTGAATTATCTTATCAGCTCTATTCATATACAGCTCGCCCTCATACAAGTCTGTATCCAACCAACTGCCATCTGTATGTGTTGCAGTTGCTGGCACAGTAGCTACTTTGCCAGTTGTGTTTGTTTGCTTATGTATTATTCTAACATTTGTTTTTTCACATGCCATAATTATTTGTTTTGTCCCGTTATTAAAACTGCAATCGTATCTATTATATCAACCTCGCCCTGATAGAAACCAAAGCTCGGTGAATTTCCATTACTGTCATCACCACCTGTTACTGGTGTCCTTGTTTCTCCACCAACATATACTGGTGGGTTTAAGGTTCTTCGTTTATCACCTTCAACAATACGCAATAACTCAACCATGCATGTATTATCATTTATCGCGTCAAAATCATTTATTATATTTTTTCTGTATAGAACATTATCAATCATAACAAGTCTATTGAACCTTGTTTGCTCAACATCAAATTCGTTAAGCAAAAAATGTGCTCTCAATACCTTACTATCTTTTCCTGTAATCTCTCTAATAAATTTTTCCGTGTATTCAGAAAATAAATTAGTTGCTGTATAAGCCGTGAGATTATAATAAACTTCAATGGGAACACCAAAATTCAAATCAAATGTTGGTGCGTTCAAATTCATTATATGGTGAACGCATGGGTAATGATTTAGATTTGTTGGCGAGTTTGTGGCTCTATTCCTTAGTGTCCATGTGTCTGAGTTTATTAAACCGTTGTAAATATAAATTTTAGGCTTGCCTCTGTAAGGCTTAACTAAATTTGTTTTTGGGTCTATCGTTATTATTGTTGGCACAAAAATATTTGTGTTGCTGACCTGCACAGGTATTGCTTGACCGAATGAGACCTTAAAATCCCTATTTCCAGTTTTGTACGTTGTTTGAATATCATAATCTAAATTACCATAACCTATTCCGTATTTATCGAAATAAAATTGATTATAATAATCTTTTTCCTCTGCCCACATAAATCTATATCTCTTTCCCTCTATCATTGAGGATGGTAATATCTCTATTTTTTTTGAATGGTCTAATTTTTTTGTCCAATCATCAAACACGTTTGTGCCTAAGTAATAATCATCCAAAGGCTCTATGTTTATATTTCCTAATATATCAGGCTCGGATATATAAAGGTTGAACATAATAATTGATGAGCGTATAAAATCACCACAATCCATCTCAGGCAGATAAGATGATAGCTCTATCATGTCGCCATCCTGAACAGGCACATCAATGGGTCTTATGTTAATCTGAAAATCAGGCGATGACTCTATACTGATGAATTGGTTAATCATATTCTCAGGCTTCGTTGAGGTAACTACATTGCCTGTGCTTGATAAACGCACTACAAATTTAATTACATCTCCCACATTTAAGGATAGTTGTATCGCACTATCAAAATTTATCACACCCATTGAATTTGTAAACTTCAATGGATACTCTATATTATTTTTTAAAACGTAAAGTTTTACGGTTGAAAATCTCGACCAATCAATATCTATATCACCCACAAAAGAGATGTTATAAACACCCTTTTTTAAAATAGTAATTGTACCGTCATTATCAACTAATGTATAATTATCTTGAACTATAATTATGTTTGCCCAATAATTATTCCCTATCGTAAGGTTCAACAATGTATTATAATTGTAAGTATATACATTACTTAAAACGGTGTAAGATGCGAATGTATATTCATGCGTATATTGACCGTTTGCATTAAATATAATAGTTCTGTTATTCACTTCTGCAACACTCAACGTCTGCCTATCTCCACCTCCCCAACCTATCACTATTCTTTTTATCAATTCAGAATTAAAAAAATTTGAAGAAATAGTAAATCCTAAATAATTAAATATTTTAAAAAAAACTTCCCTAAAATAAACGTGAGGATAAATATCATTAGTGTATGTGTTTAGCACATTAGCATTATAGCCATAGTCTACTAATGGATATAGATAACCAAAGCCATCAGGCACTCCGCCTGTAAAATTACTTATAGGCGTTCCGTCTTTTATTACCGAAGTGTTCCAACTATTTTGAATGTTTGACACATTCAACTCATGGTTATATTCGCTCCATCCTAATTCAGAAATTTTTTTACCTTTTAGTTCTGAAAAAATATCTATCAAGTTTGAATATAAAATGATATTAAAATAATAAAATTGGTTCTCAATCTCTACGCTCGTTAAAGTCATAAAGCCATCGAATACGGTAGTGCCATTCTTTATTACCTGCGCGGGATACCTTAGCGTTGGATTGAAATCATAATCAGTTGCAACCTCAACAACATTTGTATAATTTAAAAAGAAAGCATTTGAAAAAAAAGCCATGTTATTAGCTGTTCCATGTATTCGCACCTGCTTACTGCTGCTCCTTCTCCTTTGCTCAGGATTTTTAAAATCAGCTATTGAGTAAGTAATCGGAAAGACTATATCATCACTCAGGTCTATATAATTATTCGCTATGTACAACTCTGTATTCATCTTAGTGCTTTTGTCCTTGTATTGCCTAATTTAAAAGTAACATTTTCTCTTATCAATTCATCCTCATCATTCTTCAGCTCATACGATGAGTTAACTAATGACACTTGAATGTATTGAGCCCCCTCGCTAATCATTACGTTTGTGCTTTCATACATCTCGGACACTAACCAATTTTGAATATCCCTATTTATCCAATCGCTGTTAATCTCTATTTTATCGCTCGATATGTTTTGGTAGTTAACTATTCTGTTTTTGTTTGAGTAACTAAAATTATTAGAATCGTCCCATTTACCCCATGATTGTAAAACCTCTTTTCTCTCTATCTCTGTCGTATGCTTCCTTTTTTTTGTAAACGTAAAAGCGTCTATTCCACCAAATGAATTTAGAAAATAAAATCTTTCTTTATCATATTTACTGCAATCCCTATCCACCTCAACAACCATTACATTGGTATTTTTTGTCTCCGTTGAGTTTGTTATCCATATTCTATAAAAAACACAGTTGTCAAAATCTTGCTGCGTTATTGACGTGTTGTTTATTATTGCCTGCGGACTTGCGTTTAGTGCTATTATCTTAGGCGTCGTTGATAGTGATACATCCTCAACTATTATACTATCGTTGTTAGCATCTCGCAAATCAATCTTATATTTTAAATTATTCGCGTTGTTGGTGATAAAATAAAAAAATAAATTTTCGTTTATTGCGCATTTAAACCTGTTAGTTGCATGAGGATATATCGTCAAAAATCTTTTCTCCGCCGGGTCAGTGCCCCACACGTAATTTTCGTTATTAAAACGTAAAAAATAATCAGGTGCTAAACACGCTTTAAAAAATGTTTTTGTTCCTGTTGTTATGTTTGACTGCAACGCTGGTGTTGTTCCGTACCTCTCGTAAATCTTTATATAAACAGTGCCATTATTAGCCGCATCATCGGTTAGTGTGTGAATAGGCATTGCACTATTGCAGGAGATTCTACACATATTAGATACGTCAATCATTGCCCTTGAACCATTACGCGGAAAAACCATTGCTGTGGTTTTTAAAATAGAATTTACGAAAATCTCTATGTAAAAAGAAAAGTTAGGCTGTCCCGTTTGATTAGACGAGAACACCCATGTTATCGGGTTATCGCTCGGTGTGTATGTAAGTGGTTCACTATGTATTGTTATTGCCATCTGCCATCTTTTTAAAACTAACTTCAACTAATTTTTTTAAAGCGATTGAAACCACTCTTTTCATCTCATCAATGTAGTCATCGCCAAATGCCTCAGTCCAGTTCTTTGCATCTATACCTTTTTTCTTTACGTTTGTAGCTATCGCCCACGATAGACTATTATAGTTGTCGGCAAACAATCCTGCCGCCTGAACCCATGAGCGTATAGCTTCAACCATTCCTATGCTTGCTCTCGGTGTGTTGAATGAATACGGAGATTCAATCTTTTTTTCTATTCCGCTTACTCCTTTATCAACAAAATCAGCCTCTTTGCTTGCAATCACTTTGAATGAATATACATTACCACTCACCTGAACGGGCATCGCCACTATTGTTTGAGCAAGTGTCGCTGATTTGCTTAGTGAGCGAGAAAGAAGAATCTCTCTCGCCATTTCAACCGCTTGCCTGTTAACTGAATTTATAATAACAGACATACTATCATTGAACACATCAGCTTTCGATATTCCAAGCCCAAGACCTGATAGTTGTTGTTTTATTTCGTTTTCAGTCATCAATTATATAAGTAAATTTTGCTTACTTTTTTTTATATAAAAATTTATTTTAAATAAAAATTGCTTGTATTGTTCTTCGAGTATATTATCCCATTTAGTATAATCATTTCCGCTTAGTGCATGAACCCAATCTATCCAAGCCTGCGCATTATCTTCTCTGCTTTTTGCGCGTGATACTTTGCTTCCGCTGTTTTTAGAATTTGAAAACCAATGTGTATGTTCTTGTATTTTTGCAAAAAAAAACCTACTAAATCCAAAAAATCATTCGCTTTAAAATAATTATTAAATATCTCAGCCCTCTCTTTTGGTGGAACATCGCCATATTTTTTATCCTTCTCAATATAACACAATGCAAATAATCTTTGCGGATTTTCCTCTATATCCATACTTACATCGGTGCTATCTATAAACCTGCCTGCTGTCCATGACTTACTATCTAAGTTTTTCTCAAAATAATAATCTATACCGTTTATGGTTACCGTACTTTTTGGCTCTTTTGGTATGTAATCAAAATCTTTTATTATTTTTTTATACGCAGTAATGACATCGTCTTTATGTAAACTCATTAAATCCTTCTTTTTTATTTCGGTAATTTCACTAATTAAGTTAACCATGTCAATAATAGTCAATTCGCCTATTACTATTCCATCCTGCCACTTAAGGTATTTTGCAGCTTGTTTGATAGAATAATTATTTATTTTTTTTGGCAATTTTATTTCTAAATATTTCATCTGCTATTTTGTTTTGAATTGATTGGTCTTTATTTCTAAAACTCTCGTAAATTGAAAATTCATCAGGCAATAATATAGGTCTAATCCAGCCATGCTCATGTTTCGCACATACTATTTTTTTGTTTTTTTTAGATGCCTCTAAGCTAAAGACTAAATCGCTCATCAACTTATATTCACTATTGTGTATTATAGGCTTAAAATAATCCGTTTTAAAAGCCGTTACTCCTGTCCCGGCTACATCTATTATAACATCTTCGTTTACCGCATCTAAACACCTATATGCCTTGTTTCCCGTGTAGTAATTTCTACCCTCCGAAATTATTTCCCTGCCATGATAAGTAACTATACAACCATGTATATTTATTTTTTTTATCGTTTCATCCACATAATTCTTAGGGTAAAGTAAGTCATCGTCAAGAGTAAAATAATAGCAATCTTCTTTTAACTCGCTTAAAAAATAGAACTTGCCATTATCGGTTAAGTCATCTCCGAGTTTAAAATTTAGATTCCTGTACTTCCTTAAGAAAGAAGGTGCCTCAACACAATTATTCAAATAAATATTTATTTCGTCAAACTGAAAAAATATAGTTTCCAACATTACCTCTAAATGTCCAAATCTACTTCTGTGAGTTGATATGTTGGCCGTTGTTTTCAAAACTTTAAAGTGTCTCCTTTCAAAACTACGCTTGTTATATCAGATTGGCTGGTTGCTTGCCACGTCATTGACTTTTTTACTATATAACAATTATTATCTTTCTGAAATTTAGTAAACAAAACATCAACTTTATTTTTCTCGCTTAGCAAAACATTCAACAACCTATCTATACATGAGTTATTTATTATATAGCTATGAGTGCATAATACATTATTTGCTTTATTGAACGGTAAATCAGGCATCTCTATTATTGAATTTTCAAAAGTATATACATTTCCTCCTAAGTAAAGCAAATCGAAATCTATATTTTTATTTAATAAATTATAAATATCATCTTTCTTAATTTCATCTGCGAAAATACAGTCATCTTCCAGCACAAGGGTATATCCTATTCTTTCATGTATTGAGTTTAAAAGTTTTATATGGCTATCAAGGCATCCATAATGACCTTTCATTAATTGCGAAATATTTATTGATTTATATTTTTCTTTTCCGTTTACTGCATCTACGAAAGAATAATCGTCAATCCCTATTTTTTTTAATTCGCAAATAATGCTTCTTCTCCTGTCTTTTCTGTTCTTAAGATTAATTATTTTTGTTTTCATCTGCTTATGAGTGGGTTTTTACTCCTTAAATTATAGTGCATCTTACTATCATGCGCGCCATGAAAAGCAAGTGAATAGTTAGGAAAAGGCAAGTATATGTTTATATCTAATTGATTCATCCTGTTTGTCAGTTGATAACCGACACCGCTGCTTATTTCCTCATTAATAAACCACTCTATAGGTACTGCATCTATCTTGAATTGTAGTTTTTTTAATGTTTCGTAATTACAGAAAAATCCGCAATCAACATAAAAACACCTTTGGTATTTTTTTTTGTTTATCACTTGGGTGAAAGCAGATTTATTATTCCAACACATTGTTCTTCCATCAAATATTATATTGTGAGCGTATGCACTATAATTCAGTTCGCTATGTATTTTAATTATTTTTTTTATTTGTATATTAGAAAAATCATCAGGTATAAACAAATATAAATCATGTTTTGGCAAGTTTCTGATAATATCAAAAGACTTCCTCCACATCTTATAATGGTTTCTTTTTCCGTACCTCTCGTTTGTTCTAATGTATTGGCATAGATTAGCATGTTCTTTATAATCGTAGTTTGAGCAATCATCAATAACTATAACAGTATCTACATTCCCGTTTAGTTCCAGTAATGTGTTCATTAGCATATTTGGTCTATCGCAGCTTAAAACGACAGCACAGATTCTAGTAGTATTTATATCTTGCGTTTCCTGATTTGTCATATTTTAAGAAAAAGTATTTGATTGCATCCATTGCGTGGTCATTCTTTTTAAGCGGCACATTCAAATTATTTCCATTCTTATCCGTTTCCCAAATGTAATTGTTTTTTTCGTAAATGATGTTTTTGCTTTGCTCTGTGATTAATATTTTTTTTGACTGCACTATTGATATACCGAATACTACAGAGCCTGTTCCTTTTTCTGTCGCTGTAATTAATAATCCCTTTCTTCTTAAAGCCTCTATAGCTTTCGGCTCTGCGCTATCCGCATAAATATAAACTGAATTATTTATTTTATTTTTTATTTCTAAAAACAAATCATCATCCGTCAATCCTGTTTTGTATAGTATCTCATCAACAATAAATGCATCGTTGTATTTGTACACCGCAACGAGCGCCGTAAAAGAATTGCTAAATCCAAAGTCAAGACCATAACCTAATAGCTTTGCTTCGCTTGGTATATTAGTTACCACCTCCCATCCATCATAAACAGTTCCCATTAACGAGCCTATATTGCCTAAACCATACACTTGCCAAAGGTTTGCGAAATATTTATTTTTTATTTCACCATTATCAAAATACCCGAGTTTATAATAGTTCATTATCTCTTTTCTTTCTCTATCACTTAACTGTTCATTATCTTTAAATGTTAGCTGTAAAAAATCACAATCATCGCGAGTTAAAACATGTTCATCAATAAAAAAGTGTGCATCAGGGTTATAGTCTGCATAAACTATTTGTGCTCTTGTGCTTATCTGTCTATATCCCTCGAATGAAATTTTATTTACTTCATTAAAATAAGCCACATGACATCTGAATCCTTTACCTGCATCATCCTTATCTAATCCCATGAATTTAATAAACGAGCCGTTTGGAAATCTGTACATAACACCGCCTATCAGTCTTTGCGGCATAAATATACCTATCTCTCTCATTATGTTTATGAAGTCTTTTATTACTGTTACCCTCATTTTGGTTAACTCATGAGATATGACAAATACCTCCCTGTACTCTTTATTCAGGCAATGGTTGATAAGAATTATTAGAATAGATATTGTTTTACCTGCACCCTGCCCACCTCTAACTATCCGTATCGGTTTCTTTAGCTGTGATATCTTCTTTAGTGCTGTTGTCACTTGTATCATCTAATGGGTCTATGTTTAAAACTTTGAAAGTTGCACTTGCGTTCACATTATCACCTATCGCATTTATTCTGGCAACTAAATTGGGTGCTTTATATTTACCTGTGAGCGTTCCGGAAATTTGGTCGTTCTGCCATTCATTCCTAATATGTGTAACAATTGGCACGAATTCAGCGTATTTGTTTCTGTAATTATCTATATAATGATTGATTCCATAGCCAAGTTTATTAAAAGCAAATGCCTCAAAACCTTGTCTCGTAAATGGCTTTCTCACTTTCAATTCAACCACATCCCCTTTTGGAGTAGCCTGTTGAATCAAGTCATAACCTACATTATCTTTATACTCATTCCAAAGTTCAAGTAATTGTTTCGGGTCTTGCATATATTTTTTCCTTCCCAATTTATTATTTTTTTTTATTTAAGTTATCGTAAAAATTGGATAATCTTACTAGTGCATCATGTACGCATGATGCGCAATAAAGGTTTATTTTTGAGCCACCAATTTCTAAAAGAGCCTCTTGCAGCAATTGTTTTTCTGTTGAAGATATTTTTATCTTATTGCCCGAGAAATAATAATTTCTAAGGGGCAAGAATATTTTCATAAATTTATTTAGGTTAGGATATTTTTGTCTATTCATAAGTCATTATTTTATCGAGTAAAGAAGCTATGAGGAAAGAGGATATGGTGATTGTTATATTGTTATATAAGTTTGTGTTGAAAAGCATAACTATGAATACGTTGCGCATTATCCAGCATGGGAAGCAGTCAAAATACTTATTATGTATGAAAGTATATTTGTTAGCTTTTTTTATCGAGCGTGTTTTAATAAAATAGAATAATTTCTTTAAATACACATGCGCGGATAGTGTGTAGAAGCTAAAGAAGGTGGCGCTAAAAGTTAGCGCAGTCAAAATCAATAAATCTTTCATAGAGTATTTTTTTTTGTTTATTAAATTGGTAGTAAATTTTATTTTTTTTATTTTCGTTAATCTTGCCTGATTTAAGGAAGTCATAAATAAGTTGTTTATCCGCATCAGGCATTTTGGGTAATTCAGAATCTAAGAATTTTCTAAAGCAATCAGTTGTGCTTGATATATTTGGAGATATTTCGCAGGTGTTTACTCGTTCTTTATGTGATTTATTAAAGGAAGAATAATTGTTTCTCCATTCGTTTTTTGCTATTGTTTTAAAATATTTTATTTTTTCCTCATCATTTTTTAGTTTTCTTTCTTTTTGGTTCAGCAAAATCCATGAGTGCTGAAAGAGGTCGAGGTGAAGCGATGAGTTATTAGTTAATATTTGGCAGTATTTAATCAATTGCTCGTACATTGATTGAAATAATGGGTTACTGCTTTTAGTGCAATTTCAGATATTTTTTTTCTTCCGAGTTTCTCTAATACCGGGTAAGGGTAAGAAGTGTGCACCTGAACTTTTTTATTTTCTTGTGATTTTCTTTTTGCCCCCCTTTTTGATTTAGGAGGTAATGACTGGTTTACTGCTTCCATTATTTTATTATTTAGTTTATTTAAATGCAAATATAATAATAATTTTTGAATCAAAAAATAGATGGTTCTAATTCGTCGTTCAATGATTTGCCGTCTGAATTGAAAAATTTATTTATTAGATCTTCGGAGTTTTTAGGTTCTAATTCTTTATGTTGATGTATCGTGTTTTTTATTTCGTAAGGTCTTTTAGAATATTTTATTTCTCCAGAGTTGTTTACCCAATAATAATTATTTCTTTTGTAATCCCAGTATAGTATTGCTTTACCGAGTTTACCTACACCTTTGGGTTTTGATTTTTGAATAAAAAAGTGCAGTTCATTATCTTTGTGCGGTTGTCCGTATTCGTTATTTAAAAAAGTTGGTGGGCGATAGCACAATCCCATTTGGAAGCCGCGCCTGTGCCACTCACGACCGCCCGACCATTCGCTTGGCATGGGAACGGGAGTATATCTAAGTTTAGTTTCTTTGTCAATAACGGGGGCTATATCTGCCACGTGTGTAATGATAAAATTTACTCTGTTATTTTTTTTTGCATCTCTACGGCATATTTTTAATGCGCTCGAAATAAAAAAGTCTTGCCTACCGTTGTATTTGTGGCTTTCGTCTATAGCATCATTGAAAGGGTCTAAGTAGGTTGTATCGAAAGAAATTCCCAATTCATTTTCTATAGAGTTGGCTAAGGAGTAAAATTCGCTTATGGTAAAGTCTGTTATTGATGTGTCTATCTCTTCGGTATCTATGAAATAAAAGTGCTGTGCGATAAATTGTTCGGCATACATTCTTTCGGATTCGCTCATACAGTAGGTGATAGTTTCTTGTTTAGTGTTTTTTGTTAGGTAGGGCTTGCCAATAAGTTTATAACACAGTTCAGCTATAAGCTCTGATACGCTACCGCTTTCTCCAGAATAAACTAAATGCTTCCAGCCGTATAGAACGGAAGTGTTTAGGAGTATCTCTAATCCTAATTCTGTTTTGCCAGAATGTGGACTACCCGCTATGTAGAATGGGTAGCCCTTTTTTAGGGAGCAAATATCGTCTAAGGGTTCAATGCCTGTGGATAGACCTTTAACAACGCCATCATATCTAAGTTCTGACAGTTCTTTTATTTTGTCTTCTACGGAAAAATAACTTTTTTTATTCATAAATATTTTTTTTGAGGTTTGTTATTTCTTTTTGTATTTTTTGTAATTCGGATTTAAGCTGGATATTTTCGGAAATTATTTCGTTTGTTGTTTGGATATAAATTTCTAACTCATTATTTTTTTGAGAGTAAAAAGAGAAAGATTTTAAAAAAAAGTGGTAGCAGTAATTGATTTTTTCAAATTTTTGCTGTAACCTAAGTTTATTTTCTTCGCTGCCTTTGTAATTTAATAAATCGGTTTTCATGGTTGTTATTAGTTCAGTAAATTCTTGAACATAATCGAGAATATCAACCTCATTTTTTTGTGATTGGGTAAATTTACTTTTTTTCCATTCAATAAATTTTTTATAATCAAAAATTTTCAAAGTTTTATCAGTGTTTTCTTGCATATTCAAAATTTAGGTATTTATATCAATTTTAACGAACTTTATTTTTGTCTTGGGTGTATGTACTAAAAAGAAAAGATAATGCACCACGTTTTATTAAATAGTGTTTTTAGCCATAGTGTTGGGGGTTGAGGTTTGGATTTATTTTTTTTGTATTTTCAAACTTAGAAATGAAGTTTTTAAAAAAGTTTATAACATGGTTTGAGTTACTGAACTGATAACCAATTGTTTGAGTGTCTAAATTTTGGGTAAATTCTTCAAGGTTTATTTTTTTGTGAGCGTTCTGCATCATGAGTGCGCTTAGCGTAGTGTTGTGATTTTCAAAGAAATAAGCTGAAAATTTTTTTTCTATCAGTTCGTTTTCAATGTAAAAAAAATATTTTAAATTTTTATCAGGTATTTTTTTATCAAAATTTTTCTTTTTTATTATATTTTTTCTTTTTATTTCTTTTTCTTTCTTTTCTTTTATAGCATTGCTGTCGCATTGCGATGGCAATGCGTTCGCATCAGCATTATTTTTTTTCCACCTATAAAACGCTGACTCTCTTGCTTTTAGAGTTTTTTTATTTCTTTCCTCTAATCGCTCTTTCACGGAGTTACTACCGAAAATTTCGCCATTTATTTCAAATAATTGGAAGTCATTGATTATGCTTTTCACAACATCGCAATGCACATTGAATGCGCTAGCAATGCAGTCGTAATCCGTTGGCAATGCGTTCGCATTATTATATAAATCCTCAACGATTGCCCAGTATATTCCGTAACCCAAATAACCATGCTT